AGGCCCTGTAGGAACTTATAGCACAGTACATGTACCACCAGTAAGCCCACTTAATGATCCTATTCTACAAGTAGTTGGTGCTTTTTTACCTCCCGTAGCTCTTGCTACTACTGCCATGAAAGCTGTTGCAGGGGAAACACTGCACGGTGGTGATTGGTTGAATTTAGCTAGTGCGGGTCTTAATAAAGCAGGTTTAACCACTCCTCCGTCTACGGATGCTGCGGGTAACGTGTTAGACGAAGGCGCAGGCTTGTTAGGTACTACTTACGATCAAACACAAAACATAATGGAAGCTGCTGCTGCTGTAGGTAGTGACGGCAACCCTGCTGAGATTCTGATTAAAGGCTTTGGCGTCACTGATGATGTTCTTGATAAAATCGGAATAGACTCAACAACCTTTGACAATTCTGTAGTAGATTACGATGCTTTTGTTGAAGGTGTTGAAGAAGCTGCTTCAAGAGTAGCTGGCGGTGATAACATAGAAGAAGCTCTTAAAGCAGGCGCTTTAGACTACATTATCGAAACAGCTCCTGACATTGACTTAGGTGTAGTGACAGACGCTGTTAAGGCTGTGGGTAGAGTCATTGACGACAACATCTTCCAGCCAATTATAGAGACAGTGGGCGATATTGACTTAGGCGATTTTGAAGATACTGTAAAAGATCTAGGCAGAGAGTTTGATGACGAGGTTCTGCAAGAAATTAAAGGTGGTATTGAAACCTTTGCTCCACAAGTAGAAGACTTTGTTAAGACTGTAGGTGGCGGTGTTGTCGATGTAGCAGAGACCGTTGGTGGTGCTGCTGTAGATGTAGTAGAGACTGTAGGTGGTGGTGTTGCTGACGCTTTAGAACCTATTGGCACAGCTATTACAGACATAGCTAAAGTTACAGGCTCTACAGTTGAAGACGTCCTTAAGGGTGTTGCAGGCGTTGGAGAAGATATCTTAAGCGGTGTTGGCGATGTAGGTCAGGATGTTATTGACGCTGTTAGAGCATCTGGGCTTTCTACGGAAGGGCTACTGCAATCAGGCTTATCAGGATTAGCGTCACAACAAGCAGCTGAAGCCGCCGCTGCTAGAAACTTAGCTTTAGCTACAAGAACAACAGATAGTTTATTCTCCGATTTCAAAGGCTTTAAAACAGAGATTGGTGGAACACCCATAGAACTTGTTGAATTAATACAGAGGAATCGAGCATGACATATCTCCAGCTGGTAAACAGTGTATTACGTAGACTTCGTGAAGACGAAGTAGACTCTGTTGCACAGAATAGTTATTCAAAGTTAGTAGGAGAGTTTATTAACGATGCTAAGCGCAGTGTTGAGGATGCTTGGGACTGGTCAGCTCTTAGAACTACATTGACTGTCACGACACAAGAGAACGTGTTCAACTACAACCTTACAGGGTCTCAAGATAGGATTAAAGTTCTTGACGTTGTTAACGATACTTCTGACTGGTTCTTGGAGTATCGTGCAGCACATTGGATGACAAAAGCATATTTGATTGATACTCCTCCAATAGGTGCTCCTCAGTTCTACAGCTGGAACGGTATTGACACTAACGGCGACAGTGCTGTTGATGTGTATCCTTCTCCTGATGGCGTGTATGAGATACGCTTTAACGTAGTTCTTCGTGAAGCTGATCTAGTTCAAGACACAGACAAAATGTTTATTCCTTCATCTCCAGTAATTCAACTAGCCACTGCTTTAGGTGCTAGAGAGCGTGGAGAAACTGGCGGCACTGCGGCAGTAGAGTTGTTTGTACTGGCTGATAAAACCTTGTCAGACGCTGTAGCCCTAGACGCCGCTAAACATCCTGAAGAGACTATTTGGACGACTGTATAATGGCTAAAGAACTTCAACATGTCACTATCTCAGCACCGGGTTTTTTGGGTATCAACACTCAAGATTCTCCTATTGGTCTGAACCCTGCTTATGCTTCTATTGCTGACAACTGCGTTATTGATCAGTTAGGTCGCGTAGGAGCTAGGAAGGGCTTTGTACCTGTATCAACTAATGGAGCTGCTGTACTAGGAACCAGCGAAGGAATTTGTTGCATACTTGAGTTTGTCAGCAGAGCTAACGTAACTACTGTATTCTCAGCAGGTAACAACAAGATATTTACAGGTACTACAACACTGGTTGAAGTGACGTTGCCTGTTGGATATGTTATTAACGGTAACGATTGGAAGATTGTTTCTTTTAATAACGATGTTTACTTCTTTCAAAGTGGACATGCTCCTTTAGAGAGTGTTGCAGGCTCAACAACGCTTACGCTTTTAACGACTTCCGGTGGTAATCAACCTCCACAAGGTAACGATGTACTAGCTGCTTATGGACGCCTGTGGTCGTGTGACATTGTTGATAACAAATACACTGTGTATTGGAGTTCGTTGCTGGCTGGTGATGATTGGCATGGTGGATCTTCAGGTAGTATCAACTTAACTACAGTGTGGCCTAGCGGATACGATGAAGTGGTTGCTCTTGCTGAGCACAACAACTTCTTGCTGGTGTTTGGTAAAAGAAGTGTATTAATCTTTACAGGCGCTTCTAGTCCTTCTTCAGACTTAACCTTACATGACACAGTTGAAGGCACTGGTTGTATAGCAAGAGATTCTATACAATCTACAGGAACCGACTTGCTTTTTCTCTCGAATCGTGGTATAATGTCTCTAGGACGATTGATTCAAGAGAAGTCACTGCCTTTGAACGACATCAGTGGTAATGTTAGAAGTGACTTGCTGGCGTCAGTAGTAGAAGAGATACAGAGCAACGGACACAGGAAAGCTATTAAAGCTGTGTACAACCCTGTAGAGGCTTTCTACTTGCTAACTATGCCGCAGAGCCAGATTGTATACTGCTTTGATGTAAGAGCACCGTTAGAGAATGGTGCGTTTCGTGTAACAACTTGGTCAGCTGTTAATCCACAAGGCTTTAGCATGTTTGCTGACGATGAGTTATACATGGGACGCCCTGAAGGTATTGTTAAGTACAGCAGTTATTTAGACAACGATCAGAAGTATCAGCTACGTTACTTCAGCAATCCTAACGATTTTCAGTCGCCTGCTAACTTAAAGTTCTTGAAGAAGTTTAACCTAACCATTATTGGCGGACAATCTACAGAAACAACTTTAAACTGGGGCTATGATTACACAGGAGATTACACAAAGCAAGCATTTACCTTCGGTGCTGGTAATACTGCTGAGTATGGAATAGCTGAGTATAACACAACAGCTGAATATACTTCCTCTGTTGTTATTAACACACCTAAGGTAAACGCCAGTGGTAACGGCACTGTTCTTACAGTAGGTATTGAAGCAGCAATAAACAATTCACCTTTTTCAATTCAAAAGATTGACATACTTGCTCTAACAGGGAGACTTATCTAATGTCTGACTATACTAAGACAACTAACTTTGCAACCAAGGACTCTCTGACTACTGGCGATCCCGCTAAAATTGTTAAGGGTGTTGAAATTAATACTGAGTTTAACAACATACAAACTGCTGTAAACTCTAAAGCTAACAAAGCTGATCCAGCCTTTACAGGAACAATGACTGCTTCTTCTGTTGTTGTGTCTGGAACGCTTACAGCTGGTACTATTACTGGAGGAACATTCTAATGGCGCTTTTTAATCAAACAGCTTTTAACCAAGCTCTAGCAGCTCCAATGCAGAACGTAAGTCCTACAGGTTTTAATCAAACAGCTTTTAATAGTGCTTTGACAATGCCACAGCAAAACGTAAGCCCTACAGGTTTTAATCAGACAGCTTTTAATAGTGCTTTGACAACTCCTATGCAAACTATGGTTGCTTCTCCTGCAAGCAGTGGCTTTAACTTAGGCAACTTTGCACAAGGTCTTTTAGGAGCCGGCGCAGACTATTATGCAGGCCAACAGGACATTAACGCAGCAGCTCAGTTTGGTCAACAAGCCAGTCAAGCAGCTCAGCAGCTAGGACAACAAGCTGTACAAGGCACTACGTTTAAGCCTTTCTCTGTTACTACCGGCGCAGGTACTACAACTACCACACCTACAGGCGGCTTTGACTTAGGTCTATCTCCTGAGCAAGCAGCTCTGCAAGCACAGTTGACACAGCAAGCGGGTGGTTTATTTGGAGGAGTTACTGGCGATATTGGTCAAGCCTCTCAAGACATCTACAGCCAGATCAGAGGTTTACAGGCTCCTGAAGAACAACGTGAGCAGCTTCGCTTGAATGAAGAACTGTTTGCTCGTGGCCGTGGTGGTATATCTTCTGCGCAGTACGGCGGTCAAGGTGCTGAGCAGTTTGGGTACAACAAAGCTCAGCAAGAAGCCATGAACCAAGCAGCCTTCTTAGCTCGTCAGCAAGCGTTAGGTGAACAAGAACAGCAGTTAGCTCTTGGAACAGGTCTCTTAGGTCAAGCATACGTCCCACAGCGCGAACAGCTTGATGCCCTTACCGCTGGTACTAATATTGCCAACATCGCAGGCACAGGCGCTCGTACAGGCGCTACGTTGCAGTCTCAGCTAGGTCAAACAGGTCTTGAAGCATTGTTGAGAAGTTATGAGTCAGGCTTAGCAGGAGAGCAAACACAGCGTAACCAGTTGGTTGATTTGTTGTTAGGAAGCGGTCAAGGCGCAAACGCTGTTGAAGGTTTGTTAGGAGGTTCAAGTTTAGGAGGAACTTTAGGATCAGCAGTAGGTGTCGGAGATGCGCCAACTCCTCAGTGGATTAAAGATTTAGGCAACGATGCCAAAAAATGGTTAGGAATTTAAAGGGGAATACTGATGGCACAACAAGATATTGCAGGTTTATTAACAGGTATTTTTGCTGGTGATGAAGCAGCACAGACTCAAAAGCTACTTGGTCAGCAAGCTGTAGCTCAAAACCCTAATCTTTTAGCTACTACACAGACACAGATTGGACGAGCACCAGAACAGCTTTCTCGTGTGCGTCAGAATGTCGGTGGTATGTTTGGTCAAGACTTACGCAGCTCTGGTCAGAAAATACAAGAGCAATTAGCAGGTCTAGATGTCACTACTCCGGCAGGGCAGAGACAAGCTGTGGCTTTGATTTCTCAAATAGAACCTGCGAAGGCTCTAGCATTGCAAACACAGTTTGATATTAAGAACAAGGAAGAGCAACTAGCATTTGAAAAAGCCGCGCTAGATAAGAAAACAAAAGAAGTTGAAAGAGCTAGGTTATTCTCTGGAGATAAGAAAGCCATCAGAGAAGCTACAGCAGAAGCTAGAGGCAACGCTGATAGAGCTAGACAGTTAATATCAGTAGCCTCTGATTACGAAAGATTTGAACCCACCTCCGGTTTTTTTGGTCAAGTTGGCGATAAGTGGGCAGAGTTCACAGGTACTCAAGGCGGCGAACAGATAGCAAGAGCTAATTTTAACGCTTTAAGATCCTCTGTAGTAGCTGACAAACTACCTCCGGGAGCTGCTTCTGATAAAGATGTCGCGCTTGCTTTAGAAGGTTACCCTACTTCTCGATATTCTGCTGAGCAGTTATCTTCTTTCCTACGTGGACAGGCTAAGTTAGCTGCTATTGCTGCTGAGAGAGAAGACGCAAGAGCTGAGTACATGAGCAAAGACGGCTTAGATGTAGGCTTTTCTGACAAGTGGGCAGAAACTGTACAGCAAGAAGGCTTTGAAGAGAAAGTTGCTAATAAATACGGACTAACTTGGACGCCTGTTGAGGTTATTGACGCATCTGGTCTTCAAGGTCTTGAGGGAGTGTCTGAAGAAACTACCGCACGACTAGAAGAAACTGGTAACAGAATTGCAGCAGCAGTGGCTCGACAAGGGAGCAGAAGATAATGGCAGATAAGACTTTACCCAACGGTAAGATTATTTCTAACCTTCCTGATAACATATCAGACGCTGATGTTAAACGCATAGCTTTGCTTAATAACCTAGCTACAGAAGAGGACTATAACAAAGACGTTGATACTTCAATGGATTCTCTTGGCTTTATTGGAGAGCTGGGTGGAGGCGTAGGCGGAGCTATTAAAGGAGCTTCAATGGGCGCTGCTTTTGGCCCAGTAGGTGCTTTCGTTGGTGGTGTTGCTGGTGGAGCTGTAGGAACATTTATTGGAAAAGGTCTTGGAGAAACTTTAGAGGCTTTTGGAGAAGACAGAGATCCTAAAGCAGCTGACATTATTGCAGAATCTTTTGACTCAGCTAGAACAGATGCAGCTTTTGGTTTAGCCTTTGGAGCAGCAGGTAAAGTTCTAGGCGCAGCGGCTCGTCCTATCTACAGCAGGTTTAGCAGCGGCATTGTTAAGTCTGATGAGGTTCTTAAAGCAGAGGCTCTACATGACGTTAAGCTAGGTGTTAAGTCTCTAGACCAAGCTGCTCAAGATCTAAAGATGACTCCTGATGAGTTGACACGATTCCAAGGTGATCTGCTTAGAGATGAAGAAAGCATTATAAAAGAATTAGATCTTCTGGACAGACTTGAAGCAAAAGGCTTAAGTATGATGCCTAGTCAGACGTCAGGTCGCTCCACTAAGGCTCGTATATCAGAGGAGTATGCTCAGTCATCTATCTTCAGAGAAGACTACATAAAGATGCTAGATGAGCACGATAGGTTTATCAGAGATTCTTTTGAAGATGTGCTGAGTAAGAACCAAGGTAAACTTACACGAGATGAGATTGGCCAGTCTTTACAAACTATTCGAGACGGTTCGGAGTTAGCTCTTAGAGAAAACGCAGGCGCGATATTCAGAGATATTGACAGGAAAGGTCAGCTGTTTGTTAAGACTGCTCCTCTCAAGTTAAAGCTGCTTAATATTGAGAAGAAAACGCCTAATCTCGACGCTGCTTCTAAGTCAGTTATTAATAGATTTAAGAAACTTGATGTAAGCATGACGCCTAAGATGTTGACTAAAGAGTTGGCGACTATGCAGAGACAGTTTGACGATATTCCTGTAGAGTTTGCAACAGCACGTGGGCTGGCTAAAAAAGGAATAGCTGAACTTAAAGCAGGCATGCAAGGCCCTAAGTTTGTGCAGACAAAAGGTGTAGAGAAAGCTGGTAAAGACGCTCAGGACTATTTGATCAACAAGTATGGACAAGCTGGTATTGAAGGAGACTTTCTCAAGAGAGCTAAAAGACTCACTGAGCTACGTCCTACAATGTCGTTTTCAGAGGCTCACCAAGAGCTTTCTAACTTAAAGAAAATACAGAGAGATATGGACGGTGCTCTAGGCGCTAAAGATTCTCAAGCTCATGCTTTAATAACTAGAGCTATCTCTGCGCTTGACGGATCTATGAAAACAACAGCTAAGAACATAGGAAAAGGCATAGAAGGTCAGTATCAAACAGCTACCAACATGTATAGAGACGGATTAGCAACTATCAACGGAGATTGGATTGTAAAAGCCTTGAGCAAAGACAACCCAGCTCAGGTAGCTAAGATGCTCGTAGAGTCTGGTGAGAATGTTGGTGTGGATTCTGTTAAAAAGCTGATTAAGAAGGCCAAAGAGCTGGGCGCAGATGTTGATGGTAAAGCTCTGATAGACAGTATAGAAAGAGTTTACTTGAACAACCTCTTCCCTGCAAAGAGTGTTAGAGAAGCTGAACAGTTTTCTCAGAACATGTTGAAAGAAGGTTTTAAAGACACTTTTAGCGCTATTGTTGGTAAAGAAAGAGGAGAAGCCTTAGCTAAAGTAGCCAAGGATGTAGAACTGCTTACACGTAACCTAAAAGGTTCTGACAGTGCTTCTTCTCTTGCTATTAGAGGCCGTGAGATTGGCGCTGTAACTGATCCTACGATATCTAAAACAGGTGCATTCTTGCTCTTACAGGGTATGGTAGATAAGCAACTGTCTCCTGCTAAGATACGTGAGAACTTGATTAAGGTTCAGCAGATGAATAAAATGCTCAGAGAAGGTAAAAAGATACCTGTACCATTCGCTAAGTCTTTAATAGACAGCTCAGGACTGGTAGGAACAAACGCAGGTATAGTCTTAGGATCGTTACTTAATTAGTAGTAATAAAAAAGCCCTATAGAGAGATTCTATAGGGCTTTGGTTTACATAAGCGCTTATTTAGGTACTCTAGCGCCTTATATCAGTACTTTATTAAACTATCTCACATGCTCCACCAACACACGCTAACTCTTGTGACCCTGTGGTGTTATCTTCTT